GAATTGTATGTACGACTACAAAGTATTGTTTCGTATGCTGTAACACCAATAATGGTATTTTCATCCATAGTCACAGACGGAAGAGTTGAATCTCCTGGCCATTCTGTTGACCATACAGTAAGTACATTACCTTTGTCAAAGTGTGTACCTGCTATAACTGGATTGTTTGCCTGAATATAATTAGAGTTTTCTAATTTTTCAGAAATCATTGTTAACATTTGGTGAAAAGCACCCGAATCACTACCAGCATTTACTACTGTAGTGTTTCCTGCATATGATGTATTTGCAAATAGAAACATCAAACATGCGATTATATATTTTTTCATTCAGTTCTCCTTTAATAATGAATATTCATATTTAGTAAGTCGTATTATATAGTTTTTTGACTGTAATGTCAAGCGTCCTTTTGATAGTTTCAAATGGTCTATCAAATCCTATGGTAAGTGTAATTCTATCTTTATCTGTTTTATTTTTAACACCGTGAAGTTGTCTGGTGTTTATTAGGTAAACTTCTTCTCCGTCATATTCTTCAAGAGGTTCATTAAAATCGTCAACAAATATTATTGAGCTATTACTAAAATCGCCCACAAGAGGAAAGTTTAATGAACATAATTTACTATGGTCTCTATGAACAGGTAGACCACCCCAATGTACTTTGGAAAATTTCATACTGCTGATTGGAGATTGTGTGATATTACTTAATGCCTCACTCCATGAGGTTGTAGGCACCGGTGCTTCATCTACTGGCCATTGTATGCCATGACGGTCAACACCTCTATGATATTCTGCTTCTAAACAAGACTTGACAATCTCACTTTTTGGCCATGACAAATTATATTTCTCACAATATTTAAACAAGATTACATAACCTCTTCTTTTAAATTCTTATCTATCGTGGGTAATTTATTCTTTTCTTCTACCCATTTAGCTGCCATTTCCTCTGATTCAAAATATCTAGTTATCACAACAGATTTTTTATCACCCATTAATATTTTTTCATTAGCATTCTCATATAAATCGTGATTGGCAACATGTTGTTTTAAAGCCTCTACATCATCAACACCAGCGTAATCGTCTTCAAAAAATTCATGTAAATCAGCAAACTCTTTATCTGGATACTTGATATTGGTATACTTTAATTTAATGTTTATCATTTAATTCTCCTATTCTATATTATTTAGGTGTATAAATAGTATTGTATATAGGAGATAATTATGAATACAGTATTAATTGATGGCAAAGAATATGATGTCCAGAAATTGAGTCCAGAATTACAGAATTATTTAGTCGTAAGACAAGAAATTCAGGCCTCTAAAATCAGACATAATATCGAGCTAGAAAAAATTGATGTGTTAACTACACATTATAACAGTAAAATTGCAACATTAGTAAAAAAAGAAATACCGGAAGAGAAATAAATGGCAGCTATAGCTAACTTAACGATAGACCAAGGGACGACATTTAGTTCAGATGTCACAGTTAAAGACGCTAATGGTAATGCGTTTGATTTAACAGGTTACACAGCATTAGCTAGAATGGCTAAGGGCTATTCATCTACGAGAACCAGAACAATTATAACATGTACAGTAGCTGCTAGCGCTGTATCTGGTGTAATCACTATGGCATTATCAGCAGATGAAACAGGTCAACTAGAAGAAGGCAGATATGTTTACGATTTAGAGATATTACAGACCTCTTCTAGTACGATAACTAGAGTTATTGAGGGTGTTATTACAGTAAGACCTCAAGTATCTATCTAATACAACTCTTTTTTGTTATAAATATACCCAAGGAGAGAAATTATGCCTGATATTACAGCAAAGATAAATGTAAATACATCACAAGGACCACAACAAGTATCCGTTGCCTTGCCCTCTGCTCAAGCGGCACAAAACAGTTCTCTTCAACTAAAATTATTAGGAGATGTGGACACTTCTTCATTAGAAGATGGAGCAATATTACAATATAGGTCTAGTGACGCTAAGTTTGTTGCAAGAACAGAGATTGTTACGACAACAGGAACTTTGACCTTAAACGCAGGAGCATTTTAGGAGTTATAGATGGCAACAGTAATTCAGATAAAAAGAAGTTCAGGTACTACAGCCCCCAGTACGCTGAAACTAGGTGAATTAGGTTATACTTATGGAACAGGAACACAAGGTAATTTAGGAGATAGATTATTTGTGGGAGAGGGTGGCGTTGACGGTTCAGGTGACGCTAACAATATTTCAGTAATTGGTGGTCAGTATTTTACTGACATGTTAGACCATGTTGCTGGTACACTAACAGGAAGTTCGGCTCTCATAGCAGATACTAACTTAGCAATCGACCAAGCTATTATTGGTAATAGTGCTACAGTCGGTGGTCAAGTAAAATTAAATGAGGGTACAAACAACGGTACAAACTTTATAGGTTTAAAAGCACCGAATAATGTAGCTGCTACAACTACTTTCGTATTGCCAAACGGAGATGGTTCAGCAGGACAATTCTTAAAAACAGATGGTGCAGGTAATTTAGACTTCTCAACTGTTAATCAGTTTATTGATTTAGCAGGTGATACAGGAACAGATACATACAATACTTCCGAAACACTTACCTTTTCAGGTACAGGTGGTATGGCAACTACTGTTACAGACAATGAAGTAACAATAGCTGCTACAGCATTAACAAATTCAAATTTATCAGGTAGTGCGGCTATATCAAATGCAAACTTAGCCAACCCTACAACTACTTTAGGTAGTTCAGTATTAACTTTAGGTGCTACTACAACTGATATTGCAGGATTAACTTCTCTAGTTGTTGACAGCATTACAATTAATGGTGCAACAGTTTCAACAACTGCTAGTAATACTGATATAGTTTTCTCTCCTCACGGAACAGGAACAGTTACAGTACCATCAGGTTACGAAGACAGAGCAGGATTTACAACTAACTCATTAGCTAATAAAGCATATGTCGACCAAGTTGCTCAAGGCCTTGACGCTAAACCGTCAGCAAGAGCAGCTACAACTGCTAATATACAATCAACTTACTCAAATGGTTCAGCAGGTGTTGGTGCAACATTAACAGCAAGTTCAAATGGTGCAATCGTATTAGACGGTGTTTCGCCTAGTGTTGGTGATAGAATATTAGTTAAAAACCAAACAGCAGCTGCTCAAAACGGTATCTATACTGTTACTACACAAGGTAACGGTTCAACTGCCTTTGTATTAACAAGAGCAACTCCTGAAGACCAACCAGCAGAATTATCAGGTGGTTCATTTATATTTGTTGAAGAAGGTACTGATAACGGAGATAACGGTTATGTATTTACACATACAGGTGCTCCAACTTTTGGTACAACAGCATTAGATGTAACACAATTCTCTGGCGCAGGTCAAATTAATGCCGGCGCTGCTATGTCAAAAACTGGTAACCAGTTAGATGTAGAAGTAGATGATAGTTCAATCGAAGTAAACGCAGACGCATTAAGAGTTAAAGCAGGTGGTATTACAAACGCTATGTTAGCAGGTAGTATAGACGGTGCAAACATTGAAAACTTTATATTTACAGATGAGGGTTCTACACAAGGTGCAGTTCAAATCGGTAACCCTATGGAGTTTTTAGCAGGCGAAGGTATTAATACAACTGCTTCAGGTGGTACATTGACAATAACTGGTGAATTAGCAAGTACATCAAACATTGGTGTTGCTTCATTCACAAGTTCTAATTTTACAGTAACAAGTGGTGATGTTGAAATTACTACAGTTGACGGAGGTTCATTCTAATGAATTTATGGAAAAAATTTAAAAGTCTTTTTAATTTAGACTATCCACTAGTTTTAAAAAAAGAAGATGAAATCAAAACAGATTTAAAACATTTAAAAACTCAAACTAAAACACAGTTAGAAAAAACTGGTAGAAAACTTGGTATTGAGTTAGACAAAAGACAGACAAAAGACAAACTTATCAAACAGATTAGAAAACATAGTAAATAATGTCAACGGTAATAAAACCTAAAAGAAGTGAAACGGCGCTGTCGATACCATCAACAGGAGCTTTAGCTGTTGGTGAGTTAGCAATGAATGTCACAGATGGTAAGTTTTATACTAAAACATCTGGTAATGTCGTTAAAGAAGTTGGTGGTGCAGGTTCAGTTACACTACAACAAGTAGTAACAAATGGTTCGAGTTCAAACCAAGATATTCTTTTAGACGGTGCTAATTTAGTCTTTGAAGGATATTTAGCAAACGCATATGAAACAGCTTTAACGGCTGCAGAGCCAACAGCAGATAGAACAATTACTTTACCTAATGTTACTGGTACTGTAATTACAACAGGAAATTTAACAGTAGATGGCACAACAACAGGTGATGTACTTGTTGGTGAGGGTGACGCCCTTGCATATGCTATCGTATTCGGAAGTTAAGAGATATGGCAAGTGCATTTAAAAACGCAGGTATGACAGTTGTAACAGCTGATACATCTAGTGCTAACCTATATACAGCACCAGCAAATGGTCAGGCAGTTATTCATGCTTTGTACATTTCAAATAAAAGTGCTACAAACTATGGTAATGTTGATGTCAAAGTAACAACAGACGGTGGTACAACTTTTCATCATGTCGCAAAGTCGGTACAGATTGAACCGGAAAACACTTTAATACTTGACAAACCACTTAATTTAGAATCTAACGATATCGTAAGAGTTGTTGGTGAATTAAACTCCGATTCTTCTCAACCAGAGTTGGAAGCATATGTGGCTATTTTAGAGGTTACATAATAAAAGTATTATAAATAGTATTTAAGGAGTAAGTTTATGGCATATTTGGTAGACAAGAAGACAGAAAATGGTATTTTTAGTAGTGCCCAATCTGCCTTTCATGGTCTAAAAGTTGAAAGACGAACATTTGCTAATGATGGTCAAGTAGACGAAGGCATATTAACTTACACAAAGGCTTTTATGTCGGACCCTAATGTGTCAGTTGCATTGGCAGATTATGGTACTCCGTACAATGGTGTTGATGACGCAAATAGTGGTGACGCAAACCAATATAATAGAACATTAATATCAAACCAAGGGACAGAATTAGCTGATGGTAGAACACCAGGCTCAAGAGCATATGACGGTGTTCGTTTTGATAATAATAAGTTGACTTATTATATGAATGCTGACGGTTTTTTAGTCGCAAGATATTTTGAAGAATTTACATATAATTCAGGTGCAACAGGTAACACAAGGAACTATACAACATAGGATAACAAATGGCAGATTTCGTATTAGGGAGAATTAAATTTGTATGGAAAGGCTCTTGGGCAGGTTCAACTGCTTACATTGCTGATGATGTCGTAAGATATGGTGGTAATGCTTTTATAGCACTAGCAAACCACACATCTTCAGCAGCTTTTGAAACAGATTTATCAGCCAACCCGACAAAATGGCAAAAAATGGTTGGTGGTGTAGAATACAAAGCTGACCACGCAAACTCAACTTATTACAAAGTAGATGATATTGTAAAATATGGACCAACATTATGGGTATGTACAACAGCTCATACTTCAAGTTCAGCAGTATTAGATACAACAAAATTTTCAGTATTTTTACCAGGTCTTGAATTTGAAGACTCATGGGCAGTTGGTACACAATACCAACAAGGTGATATTGTAACTTACGGTGGTTATCAGTATGTTGCAGAAAGAAATAACATTGGTGTAACACCAATAGATTCAGGTGCAGATTGGGAAGTAATTACTACAGGTTACAGTAATCTTGGTACATGGGCTGCCGGTACTGCTTACAAAACAGGTGAAGTTGTCACTTATGGTGGTAACACATATGTTTATAAAGTTAGTTCAGCTGCTGGTACATTACCAACTGATACAGCAAAAGCAGATTTATTAGTAGAAGGTGTTTCACACAAAGGTACATATAGTTCAGGTACTGCTTATAAAATTGGTGAAACAATAATTTCTTCAAACTCTACTTACAGAGCAAAAATAGATACAGTAGCAGGTCAAGCTCCTGGTATTGAAGTAGATAATACTCAATGGGCTCTTTATGTTAAAGGTGCGCCATCTGGTGTATTTACAACACAAGGTGATATAGTACAAAGAGGTGCTACTGGTCCTGAAAGACTACCAATCGGTAGAGCAGGTGATAGATTAAGAGTTAACGCTGCTGGTAACGGATTAGAATACTTTGAAGAGAGTTCAGGTAATACTTTACATGTTTCTCCAGAAGGATTAGATACAAATCCAGGAACACAAACTTTACCTTTAAAAACAATTAAGAAAGCCGCTCAACTATCTAAATCAAGTGGTATTTCACAAATAGGTACAATATCAGGTGGTACAGGTGGTACTCCAGGCACATACAGAGGTGTTAGTGTAACTGGTGGTTCATCTTCAGGTACAATAGTTGATGTTGTAACAGACGGTTCATCTAC